CATCCCTTGCTTACAAAGACGAATCTGCATTTGCAAAAACTGATCGCATGGAAAGTAACCGTGCAAACTGGGATTGCTTTCACCTTCGTGGCAATTTCTCACACAAGATTGAAGGTCAATCACGTGAGTTTCTTCCCAAACAAAGTTTAGCAACAGAACAATTCGCAGCGTTTATTCAACAGGGCCTCGTAGACATGGAAGACTGGTTCTCCGTTGAATCCCGCATAGGTCTTGAAGGCCTAGAACAATTTATGATCCTTAAACCAGATGAAGCTCGTAAACTTATGATGCGTTATTTGGACAAAGCTAAATTCTATCAATATGTAAATGACTTCATGAAGCTCGCAAGTAACGAATCGCTAGTTATAGCAAAGGTTCATGGAACTCGCGTAGAAAAGCCAAAATACAAGACTAAATCTACCTTCCTCGAAGGTGGAAAGAAGAAAGTTGAACTAGTTAAAATTAAAGACACCGTGTGGGAACTCCGCATCGACCCAGTCCGTGGTGAAGACTATTATCCAGATCCCTCAGGTCGTGGACTCTACCAGATGGAAGAGATCGAACTGGACACATGGGAACTTCGTAAGATGGCTGAAGGCCCCAATGCCATCTATGACAAGGACGCCGTTGAAGAAGCAATCAAATCTTTCAAGGCCACAGGAACTGACGAGCAAGACACTTACAAGGCTCGTGAGATGGGACAAAACACAGCGGTAGATTCAATCAGAAAGAAAATACGTATCTTCGAATGCTGGGGATCAATCATAGATCCAGTCAGCGGTGACCTCTTGTTTGAGAACGTAATGTGGACCTGTGCAAATGATTTTAGCTCACTCATTCAAAAGCCTACGCGTAACCCTTGGTGGCATGGTCGCGCACCTTATGTAGTCACTCCAATTCTTCGCGTACCAAATAGCGTTTGGCACAAAGCCCTTAACGACGCTCCAACTCAGCTTAATAATGCTGCGAATGAGTTATTTAACTTAAACTTAGATGGGGCGATGAAGGCCGTACATAACATCGGACAAATTAGACGCGATTGGCTCGAAGATGAGAATCAGGTTTCAAATGGTATTCCTGCAGGAACAACCCTTGACATCAACTCAGCTGTTCCTCCGGGTGCAAAAGTTTATGAGGAACTAAGTTCAGGCAAGGTTCCAGCAGATGGCTTAGCTATGTATGAACTAATTATCAGTGAGTTTAATCAGTCGGCCCTTTCAAATGAACTTCGTATGGGCAACTTACCAGGACGTTCAGTCAAGGCAACTGAAGTGGTCGAAGCAAGTCAGTCCTTAACTAACCTCTTTACAGCGGTTGCAAAGAACATCGAGAAAGAATTTATAACTCCCATTTTACAAATGTCTTTGTCCGTGATCGCTCAACATGCTGACGACTTAGACGCTGCTGAAGTAGAGAGTGAACTTGGCCCGCAAAGAGCAAGACAACTTGCCGCAGTACCAAGACCAGAACTTTTCGCCGCAGTCGTAGAAGGCTTTAAATTTAAAGTAAGCGGCATTTCAACAATTCTCAGTCGTATGAAAAATCATCAGAAGCTAATGCTTCTCCTTCAAAGCATCGGGCAATCAGACGTCTTGGTTCAAGAGTTTGCAAAGAAATACGACTTTGGTCGTCTCTTAGCTTTGATCATGAAATCTCTCGATGTAAACCCAACTGAACTTGAACTTAAAAAAGAAGAACTTCAAGCACAGCAAGGACAGCCAAACGTCCTCCAGCAAGTAGCACAGGCGCAAGGACAGGGTGGAGAAAACGACTTGAATAACGTAGAAGAAGCAGACGGCTCCTTTGGTGACAACTTTCCTCGCGCGGAATTCGCACCTCAACCGCAAGAAACACAACCGCTTAGAGGACAACAGTGAAACCAACTGACGTAGATGAAATCATTCTTGTTAATCAGGGCAAACGCGCAGAGTTAGCACTCGACGTATTCGGAGACGTTCTTGCAAAGAGAGAGCAACAGTCTTATGTAAAACTTATTCAAACATTTGACAGTGGTGAGGTGGACCCCAAGCCATATCTTGCCATTGTTGGAAAACTATCCTGCTATCAAGAAATGAGACGTGAACTTGAGCAATTAGTTAAACGAGGCCGCAGAGCGGCGGAAAGAGAGTACAATAAATGACACTCGCAACACCCCATGTCACATTAGACCCTAAGAAGAAGCCTATTTCAGCTGTCCCAGAGGAAGTAGTCGCAACAGAATCTATAATGACAGGTGCACCAGTTGAAGAAACTATAGTTGCATCAGAAGAAGTTAACGAACCAATAGAAGACGCACCCATCTTTACTTGGGGAGACAAATCTTTCAAAACACACGACGAATTGGCCTCTTTCATAGGTGACCTTGATAAGAAAGCTGCAAAAAATCAAGGCTACCAAGAAGCCATTGAACAATTAAATAAGAATAATGCCCCAGCTCCAGTCGCTGCTCCTAAGGTTGAAGATCCCTCGGAACTTATGATCGATGGTAAGAATGTGGCAGAATTGATCTGGGAGAACCCAGGTGAAGCTCTTCGGATGATAAAAAATGCCTCGGTAGCTGAAGCAAAGCAAATAATTGGTGCCGAACAGGTAACTCAGAAGCAAGTTGATGCCTTGTGGGACAATTTCTACAGCAAAAACAGGGATTTAGATGATGTCAGGGAGCAAGTTGACCTAGTTTTGACTAGAAATCAGAAGGAACTCTACGCAATGCCGACTACAGAGGCCATGAACAAGTTAGCTACGCTAACTCGTGGAGAACTAAACAGAATTCGTGATAAATTTAAAGAAACCGAAAACTTAGGAAGCGGAATAGCAATTACTGCGGCGCCTACAGGAGCAGTAGGACCTGCAACATCTGCACCAGTCGCTGTGAAAAATGTTGCTTTTATTGACCAAGTAAGGCAACTTCAAAGTAAGTACTTTGCTTCTTAAGTTTTAATATCCAGCGTCTAGTGCGCTGCAGGAGGAAAAGGCCATGAGCCAAGGAAACAGTTGGGCGTACGATGCACCGTCCGGAACATACAAAAACAGCGCATTAAGTTCTGACCTTAGAATTGCAGCCATTGCTATGGCAAAGTTCATGCAATTTGCAAGTCCAGAAGCTGGTTACGGTAAGAAAAAAGGTGAGTCTATTACAATTACAAGACTTGCTGATTCTCCTACTGGTCTATCTAACGGTCGTATTTCTGAAGGAAGAAGAATTCCTGAAGATAATATTACTTTGACAACTATTGCCATCACAGTAAGTGAGTGGGGAAGAGCAATTCCTTATACTTCTCTTGCTGAGGATCTTGGCAAATTTAGTCCTTCAAATATGATCCAGAAGAAACTTCGCGATCAAATGAAACTTACCATGGACATTGGAGCAGCTGATGCTTTCAAGACCGCCAAGGTAAAAGCTATACCAGATGGTGCTGCTTCTCTTGTCTTCGACACAGATGGCACTCCTTCTACTGTAGCAACTGTTAACCTAAACGTATTTCACATTGAGAGAATCAGAGACTATATGTTCTCTACTCTTCGTGTGCCAATGCTAGGTGACAGCTACGTATGTATCGCTTCAACAAAAGCTATCCGAGGAATCAAAGACGATTCTACTTGGGAAGAATGGCATAAGTATGTAGATCCTTCAGTTAAGTTCAACGGAGAAGTTGGGCGTCTTGAAGGAATTAGATTTATTGAAACCAATCACCTCCAAGCTCTTAGCCAATCACTAGGCGCAGCTGGTATATTAGGTGAGGCAGTTTTCTTCGGTGAAGACGCTGTGGCTATGGCAGTTGCACAAGATCCTGAATTAAGAGCTGGTATTCCTGGAGACTTCGGTCGTCAGAAAGCCGTTGCTTGGTACGGAATTCTTGAATTCGGTATTGTTTGGGATACAGCCAATGCTGGAGAAGCTAAAATCGTTCACTTGACTAGTCAATAATAGACTAAGGGAGAAGACTAAAATGTATACTCAAGAACAATTATCAATGTCCCTAGTACAAGTAGGCGCCGGAGCGGTAGATGATATCGCCGCTCTAGGAGTACACTCATACAGCTTCGCAATTATGGAGCAATGCTGTGTAACTCGCTTACATGCACTAGTTGCTACACTTGTAGCTTCAGACACAATTGAAGGCGTAGTAGAGTTTAAGAAAAGACCTCAATTCGGTTCTGCCGTAGGTGAAGTCTCTATCGGAACACTTACTATTCCTGATGGTTCCGCAGTTGGTGACGTAATCTATAAAGACGTAAGTCCTGTAGTTTTAGCACCCGGCAACGAACTAGTGTTCGAAGTTACTACTGCAGCTACAGACTCTGGTGTCGTAGATGGTGACTTACTTTACGGAGTAAGAGCTGACTTGGATCCAGAAGATGCTAATAACCAGAGCAACATGGTAGCAAGCGCCTAATTAGCGCATTTAGTTTATCCTTGGGGAAGGTGTTGTGAGAGGGTTCTGCGGACTTCGTTGAGCCCTTTCTTTTTAACAGGTATAGTACCTGAGTACCCTAAACCCAAGAGGAGATAAAATGAGCAAGACGCAAGATTTCGATCTAACTACACATATAAGAGACGTTCGCACAGGTGTCATCACACGCACACAACCATATCGTGTTTTCGTTAGTAAGCTTCATGGAGAAATCTTTGAACGCCCAGTGGGATCAGGACTTTGTTGGTTCCGTGATGGATCTCGTGCACCTACAATCGCAGAAGTAAAAGATGCAAATGCAAAGGCAGCTAGTCTTACGCCGAAACCTCTTACCACTGCAGATATCGCAACGATCAAAGAAGATTTTAGGGGCGAGTATGCAGCAAGCGTAGAAAAAGAAATTAGAGCGAAAGCTCAAGCAGAATTTGACAGTCGTTTAAATGATCTAGTAGCTGACCGTGTATCTTTGATTATGTCAAAGATGAATATAAGTGGAGAACAAGCTGCACAGATTAAAGCACAAGCGTCAGCAAAAGTTGGTGTTAATGAGCCGGCTGCAAAACCATTAGCAAAAGCTGGGGGAAATAACAAATGAGCGGAAGAAGACAAACGCAGACGTTCTTTACGTCTTATGGAGTGCAAGGAAAACCCGCAGCTCTCTCACCACCACAAGCAAAGCAACTCCAGATTCATTCTGTCGCTGTTGAAAATCGCTCTGGTGGTCTTAGCGACACAGGAATTCTTCGCAAATATGGATCAGATAAATACCTTTTTGGTAAACTCGTAGACCTAGGCGCTCCAGACCTAACAGTAGTAGATGGAAATTACTTCGAAGCAAATGACGACGGATTTCTCGTTCAAGCGAAACAACCCTTCGGTCTAATCGGCCTTGAAGTAACTACAGGCGCAGGCGTAGGTGGAGTTTATTCCTTCGAATACTTTAATGGAACTTCCTACGTAGCCATAGGAGCAGTTCTTCTGTCTCCAGATTACACAGCAACTGGAAGCCAGATCTTTGCTTTCGCTCCGCCCGTTGATTGGGCACTTGGTGGTGAAGCAGGAGTAGGCGCTGACGGAACAAAATATTCACTCCGAGTTCTCTCAACCACTGCACCAGCAAGTGCAATGATTGCAAGCGAATTCTGGGTAGCAGAGTTCTTAGCATTTAAAAGTGCATTAGCAGATGATGGCGTCTTGTCTCTAGATTATCCAGATGACAGCCCGCTCTCATTTGACGCAGAAGAGGGCCTCATGCCTTACTTCCAAGTCGCAAATGCAGGAAACTTAACTACAATTATTTACAGCGTAATCGGGTAATATCGCCCGTTGCGCTTGCACGGAGGCGATAGATGGCTAACTTTACGACCACAAGTGATCTTAAAAGTTACTCGCTGAAAAAAGCTGGAGAGCCGGATGACGGTTCTTCTGACTATGACTCTGAGATACTTGAATTCCTAAACTTAATGCTATTCAATGTTTTAGCAGGAGGATCGGAATATGATCAAGAATTCGGAGTGCCATGGGCGTGGGCAAAAAGTCGAAACCCAGGTGTCATCACCTTTGAACCACCATACGAAACAGGGACAGTTAGTCTTACGAATGGAAGCACTGCTGGGACTTTCAGCGACGCTCCTACAGGACTTGGAAGCTTTGCAAATTCCTATCAACTCAAAACTAGCGACACGTCTGAATTCTATATACTCACAGCTCACATTGCAGATGCGGTTGGCTTTACACTTGATGGGCCATTCCTCGGCAAAACAGGCAGCTATACTTTCCGCGCTTACAAAACAGACTACGCACTCGCATCAAATATCGTCAGACTTATATCTCCATTTCGCGTCTACAGAAGCTCTTATATGCACCCTTCTGAAGTTGCGCTCATCGAAAGAAACGCTTTTGACAGAGATTTCCCAAAACCTAACGGCTTTGTTCAGGGCGTACCAACACACGCTACGATCATCTATGAAGATGACGGACAACTCTATGTCAGATTCAACCGCTGGATGGACGAACAAATCAGAGTCGAATACGATTTCATTCCAATTCCCGCCGCTCTAACAATCGCACCAGATGTAACTCCAATTATTCCACGTGAAGATCGCATCGTACTCGCATACGGTGCTATTCATATGATCCTTGAAGACAAGAATGATGATCGCGCAGATCGCTACTTCCAGCTCACACAAAGCAAGCTACATAGCATGGTTCTTGCAAATCAAAAACAGATGAGAAATACAAATCTGACCACAGGGGCAATGATTATTCCCCGTGAAGATCAGCTTAACCGTTTTCGCCGTGGCTTCTTTGCGGGCGATTACTTTTCGGATTAACGATGGCTTATAAGGGGCAGAAAATTGCACTACCACTCGGTAACATCGGACTTGTCACAGATAAAGCACACTCTGACATGGAACCGGGTTCTCTCGTCCTCGCACGTAATGTCATCTACGACGGATCCCGAGTTCTCAAATCACCCGGATCAACACGATATAACACCTCGCCCTTAGATGGAGCAGTTGTAGGAGTTTTTGATTGGTTTCCAGATCCGATAACCCAGCGATTGATCGCTGTGACTCGCAATGGAAGCATTTATCGGGATACAGGCAATGGGGAATTTTCATCAAATACGCCGATTAAAACGGGCCTTGCGACGCCTGGAAACCAGACGTTCTTTACAACTGGAGGCGCTGAACTCGCAGCGCGATCAAAAAAACTCTTCATCTTTACCGGAGCAAATCAAGTCCAAGTCATCACAGCCGATTCGACTATCGTTTCAGACATTTCTAAACCAGCTGCTGACTGGACAACCTTTTACCCAAGAGCCGGAATCATCCACAAAGGGCGCTTATGGGCCTTTGGTAATTCTAATGCTCCTCATCGTCTTTATGCTTCTGATCCCGAAGATCATGAAGATTTCCTCAGTGCCCAACTCCTTACCTTCGAAGTATTCCCTGGAGATGGCACACGAATAACAGCTTTTCTCTCATATAACGAAAGCCTCTTTGTCTTCAAAGATGGACAAGGCGCCTACTTACTCAATGACACAGATCCGGACGTAACTAAGTGGACAATAAACAAGCTCAAATCGTCCTTCGGCGTCGCCTCCGAGCATAGCGTGATGCAAATCCTTAACGATGTAATCTTAAAAAATGAAACTGGATCCCTCTCTTCAATGGCCGCTTCAGACAAGTTCGGGGACATCGAATCAGCTGACGTTCTCAGTGCCCTTCGTAACGAAGGCTATATGAAAGAAAATACTTCCCGTGATGGCAACGCAGACACACATGCCCTTTATTATCCTGACAAAAAGCAAGGCCTCGTAACTTATCGCTCACCTGGTGCCTTCTTCAATGATCGCCTCCTTGTCATCGACTTCAACGAGCAAAATGCCCGTGTTTCTTGGGAAGACAAAGATCAAATGACCTGCCTTGCTCTTCGTCGAGATCCATCTTTCAACGTGCAAAAACCTATGTATGGAAACGAAGCAGGAAACATACTCCTTTACGACACAGACCTTCGCTCCATAGATGGCGTCGCATACACAGGTGAAATCGAAACTCCTTGGATAGACTTTGGCTTTGCCGATCAAGCACTCGCAGGCGCACACAAGCTTTTCGATGCCCTCG